GTCATATACAACTTCCTGCTTCTTCTCTACACTGAAGTGTCTCTGAGGCTGTACCTCAATGACATCACTTGGGAATACCACTTGCTCCCTGATGTGATGTGCTATAGCCAGTGACATCATCTGGTCATCATGACCGCCTTGAGGAGCCTCTATACGGCCTTTCTCATTGCGGATGATGGTCAGCAGCTCCTCTAGTGTGTCCTTGCTGCAGATGGTCTCGCAGTGTTCACGGACTACCTCAATAAGCCGGGAAATGATGGTGGGTCTGGTCAAAGAAGTGGTCTTGAAGCCATATCGTTTCTCCGTCTTCCCGGTATAGGTGTCCTGCGCTGTGCGGACATATTGTTTCGGATACCCAAGCCTCTGCAACTCCATGATGGGATAGCTGTCAAAGTTCGCCTCAATGCCAATGAGCGCATCTTTGTAATACTTACCAAGGCAATACATCTGTCTGGTGTACTGGTCAGCATCAAACTGGTGTCGCAGCTTAGCTACCTGATTGCCAGTCTTGGCATCCAGCACATCCGCAACAAAGTAGTCACTGCCTTCTCCGGCTGTGTCACCGCCAATGCAATACTCTGTCGCTTCCGGACTGTTCGGTATACCATAGATGTGGATGTATCCGCTCTTGTCATTCACCCATTTGATATTGCTCAATTTCAGCCCGTCATAGTCGTAGGTGAAGTATCCCGTCTTGATAGGCTTCGGTATAGCATCAAGTCGTGCCTGAATTGCCCTAGCATCAAACACTGTCTTGCCGAGAATACCCCACTTGCCCAGGCAGTAGACTTCGTAGGTATACTCATCGATCTGTTTCAGGTCTTCCAGTGCTTTGCGGTCATCGTCTGTGAGAAACTTATTGTCCTTGTATGTGCTGAAGCACACCGTAGCCAGACCAGAGTCAATGAAGTGTCCCTTGATCCAGTGCTGTATGTTGATGGGGTTGAAGCTGAGTACCATCTGCTTCTTGCTCTTACCGCCACGGAGTCGAACCTTTAACTGGTTGATGTCAGCTTCCTGGCACTCCGTAGCTTCCTCTACCCAGATGTCCGTCAACTCACCATTAGCAAAGGTGATGGACTTAATCTTCTCAACATCGTCCAGACCAGCAAAAGCTATCTCGTTCCCGGTCAGCTTACAGACGATGCGCATATCCGATTCATTTATCTTGAAATGCTCACTTAGTCCCCAATTGGAGATGACTTGCTTCAGTAGAGGAAATGTAGACCTTCTGTTGGTATCTGCTGTCTGTCTCACTATCAGCAGATTGCACTTCTTCGGCTTTATCTGCTTGTATATGATCCGCTCACCGATGAAGTAACTCTTGCCGGATGATCCGCCACCATAGAACACAAGGTATCTGTCCTCGTTATCCAGGTATGGTAGATACACATCATTGAAGACTTTCTTGCTTATCCTGATGCTTACATCCATCAGTCATCCACCAACTCTACCGTGATGTTCACCTTGCTGTTGACATCAGCTTCTATCGTCTGCTTCTCTGTCCATCCCCTGAAGTTGTTTGCAAGGGAGAACTTTGCACCATTACTGCCATTCTTGTCGTAGAGTCTTTCTTCTGCGTACATTTCGACTCTTGCCTTCGCTCGCATAATCGTGTCATAAAACTCTTCTTTTGCTTGATAATTCAGCAGTGCTTGTCTTGAATTAAAACCAAGTGCAAGAGCAAGGCCAGTGATCGTGTACGGTCTTCTGTCATCCCTGATGACCCTACCGTCTTTATTTCTCATAGGCTTGCCATCTTCGTCTAAGAGGACTTTACCGTCACACTCTTCGAAGTAGGCATCAATTAGCTTTTGCATCTGTTCTGCCGATGTAAACATAGGCGGTCTGCCACCTGCCATCTCTCTCACCCCTTTGCGCTATAATAAAAAGCATTCCACAGGCTTGCCCACACCCATAAAGGGCATGGACAATTCCTATGGAATGCTCCGTCATCTATCCTGGTTCAGGTCAAACCTATGATAGAGAAATATATTATTTATAATTTGGCCCACATATCATGCTTCAGGCCATGCAGATAGATTACAGGTGACCGTTTGGAAGCTGGCTTGAATCCTGCCTTGTCACCATAGCCACCATAATCCAAAGATGCAGCTGTGTTCACAAACAGTTTGTCAACCATGCCAAAAGTCGAAGTGCTTGGATAAGTCCTGAAAAATCCTTCCCGGAAAATCACGGGAAGGTGTGTGTGGGAATGGATATAAATGTCCGCATCCACAATGGAAGCAAGGTCAGCAAGTCTGTTCACCTTGCCACCTTCCCTTCTTCCACCACCGGATCCGTGGGTCACATATGCTGTGTAAAGCTGTGGCCTGTTGTGGTACTTTCCACCCTGTGTTCCAAACCGGATGAAAAGCAGTGCCGTGGTGGGTGAATACCGTTCAGGAATTCCAAGCTGATTGCACATGATTTCGGTCATATCGATTCCATCCGATTTCCACACCCTATTTTCATGGTTTCCTGGGAGAACCGCCAAAACCTTTTTGGCTTCCACCAATGGATGAAACAGTTTCACGCACAGTTCTAGCTGTTGCATAGGCTGAATCGAAGCAGAATATGTGTCACCGATACTGGATGCAATGGCAGTGTCCATCAGGTCGCCAGTAAGGACACAATAAGCATTCGGTGTGGTTCTGATATATTCAATTTCTTCCATGATGGACTTGAAGTCACACATGCTGTCACCAATGTGCTTGTCACCCATGGGATGGATTTCAATAACTTCCGCAAAGGGAAGATCACATTTGATTGCTTTCATATTCATCACCCCTTCAAAAGGAATGCTTTATTCACTGTCAGTCAGCGCCACCTGACCGACACAGCATATTAGGCACTCAGCCGGATTGCTGGTGTATGCTCATTGCACCATAGGCGGTAGCCGATTGCCACCGCCCCAAGGAGGTAGGTATTTTACGGATTATTCCCTATGACCTGGAAGTCCGCTGGTGCTTAAACAGAAAAAAGCCCAAGTTCCATACTCAGGCTTTCAGTCTCAGGGAGCATTCTTTTGTTTACCCTTCTTGCGCTCTACAAGAAGATCAACTCAGTGGACATTCTTTATCGCTTGTGTCCTGCAAGCCAAAACTGTTAAGTATTGCTAAGCTTCAACATTTTTCAACAGTTCTGCCTATCCCCCTCTTATTAACCTTTTTTACATTTGCATACAGAAAGCCTGACCGGGAGAGGAGGAAGAGGAACCCGGTCAGGCTGGAGATATTACCGTTTATTATTTCACTATAATAATAACATACTTTTACCCTGCTGAACACTGAAGTGTCGTGAATCTTTGTGAAATTGTATCAAAAGAGCAAGTTTTTTTAGTCCTGGCCTGTTATTTATAGTCCGCTATCAGCGGAAGACGGAAGTCCTGTTTCTTCAGGAACTCCTCATAGCTGTTGTATTTGTCCAGGACTTTATATGGACACACATCATAGGGGCAAGTGCTGAATTTTTTCTCTTCCACTTTGGTCAGTCCTTTGTGAAGGCAGTAATTGCATCCACGCTTTTTTAATTCCTTTTTCCCTATAATGCGCACTATTCATTTCCTTTCTTTTGATCCAGCAAGCTTTTTTTAGTTCTCTGGCACGGAACCCATTTGGCAACTTCCCGGTTATGCTGATACAGCTTCTTCCGGAATCTCATGTCGGCTCTGGCATTCGGTATGTAGGTGGTTGTCATCCCGTACATTTTAGCCTTTGCCATTATCCACCTTGCGCTTTCTGATCTCCTCCAGGGCACTCAGCGCATTGTTGTGCCAATAGCGAATCGATCTGGTACTCACCCCAATGTCAGCTGCAACCTCATCAATCTTCTTGTATTCGAAGTAGATTTTATGCAGAACCATAGCGTGATTGATATCCGTCAGCTGGTCGATAAGCTGTGTGGCCTCCAACTTCAGTTCTATGAATTTATCAATCTTCCGGTTGACCTCTTTCTCGATATCCCATATCTTGATAGAGATGTCCTCCAGTTTGTTCTGTGCGCTGGATCCGCTTACGGCAGACATAGAGAAAACAGTTGTCATCTTTGTCCGCATGGCATACAGCTTCTGAAGGCTTTCCCATCTGTTGTTAATTTGCGTGTCCATCCGTTGGATCTGTTCCAGGTATTTCTTTGCTTCCAACATTCACATCACTCCCCGTAAAACATTTTGTTGTATGCATCATACCGCTTCTGGATATCCGTACTGGCGATGTCAGGGTCATACTGGATCATCTGTTTGAAGGCACTGCACCGTTCATTCTCAGGACATCCGCACCGATATACGCAGTTGGGAACCAGGACATCCGACAGTTCCGGTTCCGTCTCCCGGAGTGTGGCCTTCAGATCCTTGGCGAGATCTCTGGTCTCCTTTGCTGCCATGAAGCACAGCCGTTTTCTCATGGTGTCAATCAGGTGCTGTGCGTT